ATGATTAACCTTTCCAAAGGGAGCAGAATCCATACTGATAGTATCAAAACGATATCTCTCATATCTGAATGATATGTCCAACTTCAAAATATCCGCTGGTCCATTATTTAGAGTAATTGCCGACATGTCAAATGGGTAACAACCATACATTTGCCATACTGCGGTTGTCCTATTCAAGCGTATGGTGATTTCTTTTTTCGATCCGCCTTTAGGGTCAATTTCAATTTGTTGATTGTTTTGCTTAATAGAACTACCCCTAACAGATGATGATATCAGAGCATTAGACCCCATTTCCCACTTAAGAATACGCATCTCAGCAATATATTCTTGGTAAAAGGTTGCCCTATTTTCAGCATCAGTTGCGGTATAATTCATCCATCTTTCAAAAAATTCACGATGATACATGTCCTTTGTAACAAGGAATGAGCATGTAATAGGTGCAAACGCAGTATCGGTAGCATAATGTCTCATTGCACCAATATCTCTAACCTGAGAGGTAGTGATACGTCTACCAGGGATAGTGACATCATCTGCAAGATAATTCATTGCCGAATAGAATTCCCGTGCAGCTTTTCCTTTCAACCACTTGTTGGTTGACATTGTTAAGACTGGGGGGATACCAATCTCCACGGAATACAGGTTAGACCGTGCTGGTTGCTTATTACCAGTGGTTACTAATTCCCTGAAGTCATTAAAACTATTTCCCATTAGACTCTACTCCAAATAGCACTGCTAGGCACCTTCATTACTCTACCTGCTGCTCTCAGAACAAATTGCTCTATGGGCAATGGTGTCATATTGTCTAGGTAGTCTCTCTCCACCTTATATATTCCACTAGCATTTGACATAAAATATTTATGGTGGCATCTTTCAGGATATCCGTTGCCGCCTGCCGCCCAACTATTCCCTATTGCTTTTCTTGTGCTTGGGGGCACATAATGCATATTTCCACCAGAAAACTGAAGATTTTTTGTGTCAACGTCTGTAATAACTACCATTGGAAATGTATCCCAAAATTGCAACTTAGGAGTTGCAGCAGCATAACTGAAGAAAATAATATCTCCAGGGTCAAATGACCCAGTGTATGGGTCTAACGCATAATAACCCTGCTCTCGCTACCACTCCTTTGATTGTGGTTTTCCGTTAGCAAGTTCTTTGATATCAGTGAAGATACTCATACTTTCAATTCTCTTTCGGTAAGTATCATGAATTCCATTCTACGGTCTTTACAATACTCCCTTGCTGCCTTCCACTTCGCATCATTGACAGCATAAGTCTTGACTTCACTCAAATACTTTCTAGTAATCTTTCTCTGTTTCTTCGGTGGGGCACATTGCGATTTCGGTTTAACCTCAACAATGAACTTCTCAGTCCTTCCACTCCTGGTCCGTGCTCTGACGTAGAAGTCTGGAAAATAGCGATGAACCCTATTATCGACAGGACTAACATACGGGATGACAATCTCTTCACTTCCCCACTCCAAGACGTTTTCATTCTTGTCGCACCATACCATAAACTTTCTTTCCCACAAAGACCTATAAATAATGTTTGTAGGGTCACCTTTATATTTTTGTCTATTTGATGGTCTGAACTTTCCTGAGTAACTCATGGCACAAACACCTGACAATAATAAGAAGTTTACCGAGAATTTTGGTGTGCTTGCTTTCCCAAGAAGTAAACCTCTTGGTGCTAATAGCGAAAACAGTGCAAATGCAATTCGTAAAAAGAATGCATTTCCAACTGAAATTATCGATTACCTAAAATTGGAAATCTTCACCCCCAAGAAGAAAAAATCTAGGGGTGCGATATATTTATATTTGCCACCTAAGCTCTCTGAAAGTTATCGTGTCAAGTATAACGGTATTGAGCTAGGTCCTGTTGGCGGCGAGATGGTTAATGCCGCGTCTAAGATTATTGACCAGGGTGGTAGTGTTGATGGTATTGAAGCCCAGGTCAAAAACTTTGCAGAAGCAGCAAAACCTGCACTGGGATTTAAGGTTGCCTCTGGTGCTATCAGTGGCGTGGTTGGTCTTGCTGGTGTCGGTCAGGCACCTACATCGGGTCAGTTAGCAACATTAACTACCAAAAAAGCATTCAACCCATATGAAGAAACTATCTTCCAGGGTGGAGAGTTTAGAAACCACACATTTGACTTTACACTCGCACCTAAAGATGCATCTGAAGTAACAGAGATTATTAAAATCATTCAAACTCTTAGGACTGCAATGTTACCTGCTAAGGGGTCTGATGATAGTGCATGGTTGACAATTCCCGACTTTTTCCGAGCATCTATCGTTAGATATAGTAAAAAGAAAAATGGGCAAGAAATTGTCGTCAATAAGAATCTTGGGGATGAGGGTGGAGTCCTGAATTTTCTTATGCAATTCCCCAATGATATGGTATTGATGGACATGGGTGTGGATATGTCACCTTATGGCAACTATTCATCCATTCAAAGTCATGTGAGTGGTTATGAAGACTTCGACTTTGGTCCTCTTGCATATAGTCTAAAACTTAGCTTCCAAGAGACGAAGTACCTCACCAAAGAGTCCTTCGCATCGCAAGTATAATGTCAAATTATTTTTCATATCTTCCAAATGTCTATGTAAGGACATCTAGTTATCGTAAGGATAACATAGACCCATATGTCCTTGCCAAAAACATCTTCAGGCGCATCAAAATCAGAGAGGCGCTAGATGACATTATTCTGGGATTTGAGCAATATACAATTTATGGTAATCAGCGTCCAGATAACGTCGCTGATGACTTTTATGGAGACCCCGATTATGACTGGGTTGTGCTCCTCTGTAATAACATCATCAATCTATATGATGAATGGCCTATGGAAGAAAATGAGTTATCTGAGTTTGCAAATCGTAAATATGGTAATGTAAATAATGTCCACCACTACGAATCTCAAAGAATTACAGATACTAGGGGTCGGATTTTAATGGAAAGAGGACGTATTGTGCCTGAAAACTTTAGATATGAGAGGAGTGATGGCACTGTAGTCCCCAAATCCGAATTGATGGTGCCTATTTCAAATTATGAGTATGAAGTTGCAGAAAATGATAAAAAACGCAATATCTATCTTTTGCGTGAGCAGTATCTGACGCAGTTTGTTGAAGAATTTGAAGATCTTTGCGAATATCTGCCTTCTAATGAATTTGACCCAGAGACTAATTCTAAGATTACTAGAAATTCTGTCCGAGAGGCATTTGTTACCGTTAAACCCACATATCAGACTTTGGTGGGTCAAACCTCATCTATCGAATTTGCTACACAAGCGAATTATGGTAATTTGACAATTTCCACCTCTGAGCAGACTATTGGGGAAGGTCAAACATTGAGTGATGGCAGCACCACTGTCACTACAGGGGGCGCGGCGACCACCACAGCGTCCTCTGGCACGTCCTCTGGCACCACTTCTACAACGGGACAATCTTCTTCTGGCACAACATCCAACCAATACGGTAGTAGTGGATATTAATTAAAAAACCCTGGGGACAAAAAAATACCCCGAATTTTTTTTCGGGGTCTCATGGAACTAAAAGTCGATTTTGGTTTAGGTAAAATCTCTACAAGGTTTCCATCTTCTTTTGGTCACCGTCTTATACCTACCAGGAATATATTCAGGTCGTCCTGGTGCTGACCAGTAACCTGTGTAGTATCCAGGCACCCAACGTCTTTTCCTGATAGTATACTCGCACATACGAGGACGAGGTGGCTCGTAGTAATGATGATGGTGATGCTCTCCATCAAACGGCTCCCAGAATTCTTTCCAGGTTAGAGCATTGGCAGGTGCCGCAGTCAGTAGCAGCAGAGGGAGAGCAAGGAGTTTCATCAGTCTTCAGCAGCGAGGTTTGCAAAATAATCAAGGTCGGGTCCATCATTGGACTCTTCCAATTCTTTTACCTTAGCACCAAACCCAGAGGGCTCGGGGTCAGGAGCGACCACTGCCGAAGGTGTGATGTCAGGGGAGTTGAAACCATCATTGGCATCAAACTCATCTGAAGACCGCACCTGAGGGCGAGAGGACTTGTTGAGCACTGTTTGAAGACGCTCTTCCAGTCGCTCGTAAGACTTGAATGCACTGGGGTCAGTGAATTCCTTCAGGGAATACTGAGACTTCCAGATTTCTTCCAGTCGCTCGTCACTGAAGTCACCGAGCGTAGAAGGTGCAGCAAAGTCAGACTTATCGTAATTCCAGTAACCACCAATGGTCTGAATCTTGATACGGAAGTCAGCACCCTTCCAGAAATCGAAGGGGTTGATTGCTTCCTCGTCTTCAAACTGAGGTTGCATTGCACCTACAATCTTGTCGTGAATCTTCTTACCATACTTATAGAGGAAAAC